GAAAAACTTTTACAACGATGAAACACTTGGGATTAAGAATGAAGATGCACCAGTAAATGCAACAGGTGCTTCTGTCGCTGGTACTGGTGATGATAATTCAGTTGTTGTTGTTAAGAAGAAAAAGAACCCATACGATGGTCGAAGAAAAGAATCAAAAGCATTTGTTAAAAGAATGGAAACGCTTCGTGCAAAAAGAGAATCCAAACTTGCAAAGAAGGTTCAAGAGAACACTGACAATTTTGGAGTTGAACATCTTCTTGCAGAAGACAACATTGCAATTCTAAAGAACATCGTAAAAAACAAACAGAATAACAAAATCAAGATGAAGGATGGTACTATGCGTATCGACCTTTTCACTGCGTCTGCATTGACACAGGCTCTTGACCAAGTTAAACCAGATACCAAGAAAAAGATGATGGACATTATCAACAAAGGTGGTAAGTCACAATTGATGAAACTGGTTTCTGTAGTAATGAAGTAATGTTATGCGCTCGTTTAGAGAAGTTGCATATAATTTTCAGAAACCAATCGCAGACCTAAGTGCGAATGCGGTTACTGCTGGTCTTGGTACGATGAATCCAATCGTTGACCTTCATGCACAAAAAGAAATTACCAAAACAGATTTAGACCAACTAGAGAGGTACGCAGACAAATTGTTTGGTGCTGTTGGTATAGACGTTGAATTCACTCGACACTTTCTCGACAGGGTGAATGACGAAAGAAATAAGAAACAGATTACTACTGCTGAACTCACTAGACTTTTTAAACAGTCGTATAAGAAGTTTGGTAAGAAGATAGCACAACTTGGGCCTGATGCCGAAGCGGTGTTAAATGATATGCGAACAGATGTAAATATGCCGTTTGCATTAAATCTCAAAGGGGGTGAGTTAGAACTTGTTGCGAAAACAATTATGCGTAAGAAGGACTTTAAAACTCGTAATACAAAACTTGCCTTTGAGCAATATAGGAGACTAAAATGATAAATTGGATAAAAAACAGAGTTGGTGAAAGAACATCTTGGGATGGTGCAGTATGCATTGGACTAGGACTTATGATTCTATTCATGGCACCACTTGCGAAGATTGCTGCTGGTATTGCAATCGCATGGGGTATCTGGACAATTTGGAAATCTGAATGAGTGATATTCAGTCAGAAACAGAAAGAACTGCTGTAGAGTTTGATACAGATGGTTCGGTAAAAAGCATTGTCGTTGATGATGCTGGAAACATGGGTGACGTTCAAGCAGGGATAGAGTTTATATATCATATGCGTGAACACCTATTAGACATTGGAGTTGCAACACTATATGGTATCGTTGTGTATGCTCTAGTCTTATGGATTAAAAGGAAACTATCATGAATATGAAATTTAGTATTGGTGTATTGATTGCGATTGTGTTGCAAGTATCTGCCTTTGTATGGTGGACTGCACAACAGGCGCAGACGATTTCACAGTTGAATGAACAGGTGTCTGAACTCACAAGTCGAATGACTATGGAGAATGATATCAATATGAAACGTGATATCGCAGACTTAAAAGCAAAGTTAAAGGAAACTGATGAGTTTGTAACACAGAACTATCAAGATATCACTGACTTAATTGACTTTGCAACATTCACTGAAAATAGATGGGCAGATGATTATGCTAATGACCCATCTTATGAAAGAATGTTTGGAACAAAGGCACCCAAAGAATGATTAGACTATACGCAATTATATTCGTGGTTGCATTACTTGGCGGTACAGCGTATGCCGCCAAGTATTACTATGATACGACACAGGCAACCATTGCACAGTTGCGAGAGAACACTGCAAAACTAGAAGTTGCAAATGAAGAGAACCAAGCAACTATCACAAAGATGACAGAAAATAACGTAAGGTTAAACGCACTTACTGACCAACTGAATAAAGACTTGAGAAAGTCTGAAGTGTATGGAGATGAGTTGCGTGAAACATTAAATAAACATAATCTAACCCACCTTGCAAACAAGAAGCCTGGGATGATTGAAAAGAGGATGCAAAATGCGACAGATAAACTTTGGGTTGACCTTGAGTCTGTTACTGGTGACAACACTACTGATTAGTGGTTGTTCCACTTTCAAACCAGAAAAACAAGTTGTTACGGTAACAAAATTAGTTGAGAGACAGATACCGACTGTTCCTCACCCTAAACAAGTACGGATGAATGACGTTAAGATATATGTCGTTTCACCAGAAGAAAACTTTGAGGAATTCAAAAAAGAGTTTGAAGCAAAGAACGGTGCAGATTCGTATATTGCAATATCTGTCAAAGATTATGAAAACCTATCAAAGAACTTTGCAGAACTGAGAAGGTACATCGAACAACAAAAACAAATTATACTCTATTATGAGGAGGCGGTAAAACCGTCAGAGGAGAAGATAGATGGAACAGATGGTTAATGTCGTTATTGATTTAGCAGTAACATGGTGGCAATTTACTGTAGTTGGTATACTAATTGCAGTAGGTTTTATTATCAATATGTTTGGTGTTGATAGTAAAACGAAGAGAATAGGATTTGAGTATAACGTAATGCCACAACTAAGACCAATTCCAATCCCAACCGCAGGCAAAGGATTTTGGAGTGCGATTTGGATGTGGTTAACTGGTACTCGTCATTGGGAAGTCGCAGATGATTGGTCATTTACTATTATGGGAGAAAAGTATATTATCCCACAGGGTTTTAGATTTGATGGAGCATCTATTCCTAAGTTCTTACATACATGGTTATCCCCAACAGGCGTATTGCTTATGGGTGGACTAGTACATGACTATGCTTATAAGTATGCAACTCTACTTAAATCTGGTCAGAAAGAAACTATGGGTAAGATTACCCAGAAACAATCAGACCAAATCTTTAGAGATATTAACATTGAACAAAATGGTTTTCACTTCCTTAACTACTTAGCATACTATGCTTTGAGACTTGGTGGTTGGGTTGCATGGAACGGTCATAGAAAAAGAAATGAAGAGGTTGAAGTTAGTAAATAATCTGACAAAAAACAATGTCAAATTATTACGATTGTCAAAGTTTTGACAATACCTAAATAGTAATGGAGAAGTGAGATGAGTAATAATACTGCAAAACTGTCAGATGATACCCAAGTGGCAATGCCATTACGGAATATATTATCTATTATCGCTGGAGCTGCAATTGCAACTTGGGCGTATTTTGGTATTATTGAAAGAATAAATAATTTAGAAACTGAGAATACTCTAATGTCCTCTGATTTGGAAAAGAATACTGAGTTCCGAATTAAATGGCCAAGAGGAGAGATGGGTGCGTTACCAGCAGACGCAGAACAATTTATGCTAATAGAACATATTGCTGGGGAACTAGAAAAATTAACAATAGAAATAGAAACAGGAAAAGCACCGTTTGACCAGCAACAAAAGTTAACACTAGAATTTTATGAAACAAGAATTCAAAAACTAGAAACACAAATTGATGCACTAAAAGATAAGATGGTAAACGGGCAGAAAGCGCACTAATATGAAAGTAGTAGAATTTGTACTTTTGTTATATATGAGTGGTGGTGAACTATTAGAATATTCGGTTAGAGATGGTTTAAGCGAATGTTTATCAACAAAAAGAACTATGGAACGTAACATGACAATTGACCCAAATAATACAACAGGTACAAGGATTAGTTGTCAAAAACTAGAAGTCGTAATTGATGAAACTGGTGACATACTTGAGTTTACTCAAGGGATGCCAGGAAAAGGGGGCAAGTAATTGTCTGTGGAAACTGAAATTGCATTGTTAAAAAGAGAGGTGGATGACATGAAAGGCATCTACGGACGCCTTGATACTGCTATTGAAAAAATAGCAGATGTATCAAGTTCCCTTCATACAATCATGGCAGTACACGAAGAGAAACTAATTAGACAGGAAGAAGCATTGGACGAACAAGAGAAAAAACTTACTGAAAATATAATGGAGTTACATTCTCGTATTACGTCTAATGCAAAGGATACTCACAAGTCTATGGGTGATATGGAACGTAGACTTGTCGAACAAATGAATGCACATAGTAAAACAGAAGAAGAACACTTTCGTAAAATGCGAGAAGAACTATCCACCAGAGTGGGTGTTCTTGAGAAGTGGAGATGGCTCATTATCGGTGGGTCAATCGTTATAGGATTTGTTTTACAAAAAGTCTTGACAATCAACCTATAACTGTATATACTCTGTCTTATGAGTATGTACATAGACCTAAAATATCTTAATCTAATATCACATAGACTACAACGGTTCAAGAAGAAGAGCGATTATCTCTGGAACTTTCGTTGTCCGTTTTGTGGTGATTCCAAAAAAAGTCAGTCAAAGGCAAGAGGATTTGTCTTTCGCAAGAAGAGCGACCTGTTCTACAAATGTCATAATTGTAGTATGGGAACTAATTTATCTAATTTGGTAAAACACATAGACTCTAAGGTTCATGATGACTATATATTAGAACGGTACAAAGAAGGTCACACCGCAACAGGTAGGGGTGGTCATGTCGAGAATCCAAAATTCGATATACCGAAACCTGTTTTTAAACAAAAGGGTATCTTTGAAAATGTCAAATCTTTTAGGGAAATTGGAAAAAAGCATCCTGCTTATCGGTTCATTGAAGACCGAAGAATTCCTAATGATACTGATATCTTCTTGTGCAATCAGTTTTATTCTTGGACTAACGAGTTAGTTCCAAATAAATTCCCAACCTTGGAGGGCGACCACCCAAGGATGGTAATTCCGTTTCGTGATTCCAATGGTGATATATTCGCATATCAAGGGAGAGCGTTTGGGAAAGAAAAACCAAAGTACATTACTATCAGACTTGATGAGAGTGTACCTAAAATATTTGGACTTGATAGGGTGGACACTTCTAGGGATATTTTTGTCGTGGAAGGCCCTATTGATAGTCTTTTTATACCAAACTGTATTGCGGTGGCTCAAAGTGATTTGCGTGTACCTCAATACAAAGATAAGGCAGTTCTTGTTCCAGATAATGAACCAAGGAACAGGGAAGTAATTAAACAAATTGAACAGGCAGTTGATGAAGGTTATAGGGTTGTTGTGTGGCCAGATTATGTGCGACAAAAAGATATAAACGATATGATTTTATCTGGAATGGACGCTCCAGAGATTATGGAAATTATACATAACAATACCCTTCAAGGATTAACAGCAAAGGTTGCCCTTCAAACATGGAAAAAAATATAGGAGTTATTAAATGCAAACAGCAGAGATTGTGGAGTTCCCAATGGTGAAGGACTCTAAGTACTTGGGTTTATCTATTGATTTAGATAGAGACAAAACATTATCAGAACAAGCACAAAAATTACTGAAAGATTATTATTGCGTTGATGGTGAAGATAGTCCACAACAAGCATTTGCAAGAGCAGCAGTTGCATATTCATATGACGATATAAAACTTGCACAAAGAATTTACGATTACGTTTCTAAGGGGTGGTTCATGTTTGCATCACCTGTATTATCTAATGCACCAATGCCTGGCCAGAAAGTCAAGGCATTACCTATTTCTTGTTTTTTAACTTATGTACCAGATTCGTTGGAAGGTCTTATTGACCATACAGCGGAACTACGTTGGCTTTCTGTGAAGGGTGGTGGAGTTGGTGGACACTGGAGTGATATTCGTGCCGTGTCTGACAAAGCACCAGGCCCTATGCCGTTCTTGCATACCGTTGATGCAGACATGACGGCATACAGACAGGGTAAGACAAGGAAAGGTTCTTATGCAGCTTACATGGATGTTTCTCATCCAGACATCATAGAATTCTTAAACATGAGAGTTCCTACTGGTGATGTAAACCGCAAGAACCTTAACTTGCACCATGCTATTAACATTACTGATTCGTTCATGCGAGCAGTAGAAAGAAATGAGTGGTGGGATTTAAAAGACCCTAATGATGATACAGTTCGTGAGACAATGAGAGCAAGGAAGTTGTGGGAACAAATTTTAGAAGTAAGATATCGTACAGGTGAACCATACTTGAACTTTATCGACACTGCTAATCGTGCAATGCCCCAAACTCAAAAGGATAAGGGTTTAAGAATTCACGGTTCAAACTTATGTAACGAAATTCACTTACCAACATCTGAAGAAAGAACAGCAGTATGTTGTTTATCTTCAGTGAATGTTGAGTTGTTTGATGATTGGAAAAATTCAGAAATGATTGCTGACCTTGTTCGATTCTTGGACAACGTGTTACAATTCTTTATTGACAATGCACCAGATGATATTAGTCGTGCAAGATATTCTGCTGAACAAGAGCGTTCTATTGGTCTTGGTGCGATGGGTTGGCATTCGTTCTTAAACAAGAAGAGAATTCCATTTGATGGTGGTCAAGCAGACGTATGGAATGCAGTTGTGTTTCAACATATTCAAAAACAAGCAGTTGCAGAAAGTCTTAGATTAGGTATGATAAAAGGTGAGGCACCAGACATGGAAGGTACTGGTAGACGTAATGCACATCTACTTGCAATCGCTCCGAATGCAAACAGTTCTATCATCTGTGGTACTTCACCATCAATTGAACCATTGAAAGCAAATGCATATACACATAGAACTAGAGCAGGGTCACACTTAGTAAAGAACAAGTATCTTGCAGAAGAACTTGATAAGATTGATAAGAATACAGATAAGGTATGGAACGACATTATTACTAATGGTGGTTCTGTACAACATTTAAAGTTTTTATCTGATGAGGTCAAAGAAGTTTTCAAAACTGCTATTGAAGTTGACCAGAATAAACTAGTAGAACAGGGTGGTGACAGACAAAGATTCTTATGTCAAGGTCAATCCCTAAATCTATTCTTCCCTGCTGGTGCAGAGAAAAAGTATCTACATCAAGTACACTACAACGCATGGAAGTCTGGTTGTAAAGGTCTTTACTATTTAAGAACTGAAACTAGTCAACGTGCAGAGAATGTATCTGAAAAGGTAGAAAGGAATGCATTGAAAGATTATGCAACGCAAGATATGTCACAGGAAGAGTGTGTGGCGTGTCAAGGGTAGTTCAATTAACAGAAAGTGCAAGAGAATACTTAAAGCAAGTAGGTAAACCAAATGTTTACTTATCAGTCAAGGGTGGGGGATGCTCTGGTTTCCAATATGTTTGGGAAGTAACAGAGAAAGAACCTACCGTTGAAAATTTAGTGATAGACCCAGTAGCAGAGATGTTTGTATTGGGTTGCACAGTAGATTATGTTACA